AGACCAGTCTCCTTGCAATGCACCTTTAGCATAGTCCGTAGCTCTGTTCTCAAAGAAGTTTGTATGAGTAGGAGCATTGATCATAGTCTCAACCCAAGGTATAGGGTTAGTCTTTGATTTGTATATGCCTTTCATTCCCATAGATATTAGCCTACGATCAGCTATATACCTAATGTAGTTTTTAATTTCATCAGAAGTAAGTCCTTCAATAGTACCCATTTTGAACGCCAGATCAACAAATTTGTCTTCAAGATCAACCATCTTACTAGCAATTTTGTATATGTCTGATTTTGTTTTGTCATTCCAAACCCCTCTATTTTCTTCTATATAAGTTCTAAATAATTTAATCATACCTTCTGCGTGTTGTGTTTCATCCACGATAGACCATGTAACTATTTGTCCCATGCCTTTCATCTTACCATGTCTAGGAAAGTTTAACAACATAATAAAAGACGAGAATAGTGCTAACCCTTCTGTAAAAGCAGAGATAGCTGCAATCTGTAATGGTATAGGCATATCTTTTTTTGATACATACTCTTTGAAGAAATCATGTTTATCTCTCATGGCTTCATATTCATTAAACTCATTGTATGTGCTCTCTGGCATACCAAGCGATTCAATCAAGTGTGAGTATGCTGCTACATGAAGTGCTTCTCTAGCACAGAAGCCAGTTAGCATCATTCTTACTTCCGGTTGCGGAAAGTATGGCAGATAATTTTCCACATATCCACCAGATACATCTATGTCTGATTGTGTAAAGAAACGAAATATGTTAGTGAGAAAATACTTTTCTTCTACTGATAAGCTCTCTTTCCAATCTTTTACATCTTCTATCATTGGTACTTCAGTGTGAAGCCAATGAGATTGTTCATGTTTTAGCCATGCATCGTAAGCCCAAGGATAATGAAAAGGTTTAAAGTAATCTCTTTCATCTTGTAATTTTAATGCGCTCATGTGTTTATCTCTTCTACTGATTTTGGCATACAAATAATTTCTGCAACTTGAGAGCCTTTTATATCATCATAAGATTTTTTTGCAAATGCTATTAGTTCATCTACATTTTTTGTAACGTAAGAAAAGCATTTAGATTGAGATTTAAAATCAATAACTTTACCTTCATAATGAGTTACCCTTAAAACATTTCCACGTTCATAGTCTGCAAAGTTCGGAAAGAACATTACTATTGTTATAACATATTTAACTATCATTGTATTTTCCTTCTATTTGAATATTGTTTTCTCCACAAAAAAGAAGAGACATTTGAAGTTGTGCTAGATAGTTTATTTATAAAATAACTATTCCAAAACCAATGTTTTATCATTTTAATCAATCCTCTGCATTTTGCAAACTTTTTATTCTCCATTTTAAAGTTGAAATGGTAGTGTATATGCTACCTTGACCACTTTTATTAGGATCAATTAAATTTTCTAACTCTTCTACTTCTCTTTTTAAATAATCTATATGATTAAATTTAGCCGTATTCATTTCATTATCCTTCACAAGCCAAGCACTCTTCACCAGAAACAATTGCTTCCATATTTAATTCCTCTATAATTTGTCTTTCAATCTTACGGCTAACTTTATCAGCCTTACCAATCTTTTCTGAACGACAGTAATACATAGTCTTTAGTCCTTTTTTCCATGCCATATAATGTATAGCGTGTAGGTACTTAATATCTACGTCTGGTCTAAAAAATACATTAAGAGATTGAGCTTGATCTATGTACTGTTGTCTGTCTGCTGCGTGTTCTATGACCCATCTTTGGTCTATTTCCATAGCAGTCTTAAATACTTCTTTTTCTTCTGCATCAAGACATCTTAAATGTTGAACAGAACCATCATTTGCAATGATGCTAGACCACACCCTTTCATAATTTAATTTGGTATCTTTATCACATTTATCTTGTATTATTTTATCAAGAAACTTGTTTTTATTTAAGAAAGACCCACTAAGAGTATCTTGTCTATATGCGTTAGCTCTCCAAGGTTCTATTGATGGAGAGGTGTTACCCATTATGATAGAGCTAGACGCATTGGGTGCAATAGCCATGACGTGACTACACCTTAGTCCTGTGCCTATAGCGTCAGGTGCTTCCTCTCTAAGTAAAGCTAATCCTCTATTTGCAGCATCTAAACCTTCTCTAATATGCTTAAACATTCTAATATTATGAGATTTTGCTAAAGCGCAATCAAATGGTATACGCTTGCTCTGAAGGTATGCGTGAAATCCAAGTGCTCCCACCCCGACACTACGTTCGTGCTCCGCACTATAACGAGCACGATGAATAGTATCAGGAGCGTTGTTAATAAAATTCTGTAAAACATTGTCTAACATTTCTAATATATCTGGAAGAAATTGTTTGTCTTTAGACCACTTATCAAAATACTCCAAGTTTACAGAAGACAAACAACACACTGCAGTTCTCTCTTTGTTGGTTGGTAATATTATTTCAGAACAAAGATTAGATTGATTTACTGATAATCCTTTTTGCTTTAGCCAAGGTGGTAGAGCATCATTCGATTTGTCTATGTAATGTATGTATGGTTCACCTGTTTGCATACGCATTTCTAATATGCGTTGCCACAAATCTTTTGCTGAAACAGTATCACACACTCTATTATTATGTGGATCAATTAAATCCCAACTATCATCCTCTTGAGGGTTAGTCATGCATCTTTCAATTAAATTCATAAACCTGTCTGATATATTTATACCATGATGCATATTTAAACAGCGAAAGTTTTGATCTCCTGTTGGTTTACGCATTTCAAGAAATAATAAAATATCAGGGTGAGATATGTTTAAATATGCGGCATATGATCCTCTACGAGTTCTCCCTTGTCTGTATGCCAAACTGGATGCATCGTACATTTTAAGGTGAGGCATGACCCCTGTAGATTTATCACCAGATGAACGTATGCCAAAACCAACACCAACACCACCACCCAACATAGAAAGCCAATTTGTTTCACTTAAATTCTCCACAAGTCCTTCTGCTGTATCATTAATGTAATTAAGGTAACAAGAAATAGGAAGACCCCTACGTGAACGACCGTAGGAAAGTATCGGTGTAGAATACGATAACCAATGTCTCGAAGAATAGTCATATAATCTTTGAGCATGGTTTTCATTGGTTGCAAAAGTTCTTGAAACATAAGCAAATCTTTCTTGTGGTGATATTTCACCATCCATCATGTAAGACTCTTTCAGTCTTATCTTACCTAAATCATCAAATAAATCATCCCTTTTAGGATCAATAGACACTGCGTTATTTATTATCATAACACAACTCCAAAATAAGTTGAGCATAATGAATAATTTTTTCTACGTCTTTTTTTCCTTCACCTTTTTTAGCGTGTCTAGTTGCATACTTAATTATGTTACCTTCAAGAAAACCTATTTTATTTTTTGCTATAAACTCTACAGGTTGTATCGTACAATCTTTGTAATGATTACCACCAACCTGTTTATCTAAAGCAGACTCTTCTTTTAACTTTCTAAGAATGTATGAATCTCTATTCTCTCTATCTTCTACATTCTTATGAATTACTAAATCTATTTCTTTACTCAATGTTTTCTCCCGAAGTTTACATTTATAATATTACTACCTAAATCTTGTTTTGTAATTACAGCTTCTTCATTTTCTTTCTTTGCCTCACTCATAAAGTTAAGTATAACATCGTGTCCCACTGACGTAACATAGTTGTGTTCATTATTTAGTATCTCTAGCATACCATGACACATAACGTGTGCAGGACTAATATCATCAGTAGAAGTTGTATCGTAACATCTTACGTCAACACTGTCATCATTTGTGCTATCTAACACTATATAAAGTCTACCCTCTTGTAATCCAAAAGATTCCTCTTCTATTCTTTTTTTAATATTATCAGGTATTCCATTATCTTCAGGTTTAAATGTAAACCCTTCTACAACATCATCTTTATTACTCATTTGGTCCACTCCTTTGGGGGAACTTGTTCTGCCCACTCAAAACCATGTTTATCAGCCCAATCAGCATGACTAGTCTTAGAACCTTTGTATATCTTTTTACGCGAATTAGCAAACAAAAATTTAATATCTAGTTCAGGGTTTTGTTTTTTAACTAATAAATGTTTAACTCTATCTGATTGCAATAATCTTCCTTTTACTTCTATATAAAAATCATGGTCTTTTATATAAAAGTCTGGAATATAAACACGAGGGGGTGGCACATAACCTATTTTGTGAGGTTCAAATTCAAACTTTATTTTTTGTTTGTTTAATGCCAATGCAACTTGTGCTTCAAATCTTGATCTAAATTTCATTGTATTAACACATCCTTTTTAATAGAATTATGTGCTATTAACTTTGAATATTCTTTTTCAAATGCTTTTTTATATTTGTCTGTTAAATTAGATAAAATAATATTAAAAGTTATCATTGGATACACCACCGTTGCACAAGTTTTACTAGCAGCCAGTATAGAAGAAAAGTCCTCACAAATCATAAAATATTTATTTGTATAGTCATCATCATTCCACATACCCTTATCAGACATATTTAATCTATGCCTTAAAGGTAAACCTTTTTGGTTACTCCTCAGTTGCAATATGTAATCAGAAGCTATGTCTTTTTTCTCAGTTTCAAAATATACAAACTTTGCATTAGGGTTTTGATCTATCATAAAATCTGTATATCTTTCAACAAACAATATCATTCTATATTCTCCTTAACGTATTTGGTATACCAAACTCTAGGTTTGTTTTCTGCTCTTGAAATAGCTTTAGGTTTTATTACTGCATTAGGCCAACAGTATTCTTTGTAGCCACAATAACCACAATTTTTATGCATTAATCTATTACCTGTCTTTTTTAATTCTTTGGTCTTGCGATCTTTGTATATTTCTTCTGTATCTGAAAAAGATTTCTTAAACTTCTTATTACTTAATACTTCTACTATATTATTGTGGCTTTTTTCTAACGCTTCTTTTCTATCTTCATCTTGTAGTAAAGGAGCTTTACACACAGCCCACTCACCTGTTGCTTTATTAATAGCTATCCAACCACCAAATTCACAATCAGCAGCCTCAGAATACAAATATCCTTGTTGTACATAACCAAACACATCATCTGATTTAATATTATTGTAACCACGATTAGCAGCAAATTTCATGGAAAAAGCACCGGGACTTGCACTCTTTATATCATAAACTTTTCCATCAATCTTTACATCATACGTGCCTTTTAAAGTTGTGTTTCCTATATCTAATTCTACAGCTTTTTGTTCATCTTCTATGTTGATTCCGGCTGCTTTCATAACCGTGACCGCTATAGCTTCTATTATATCTCCAAATAGAAACTTCATAACTAATGTGTAGTCTACATCTTCTACAACATCCTCACGCATTGCCATCTGCTGTTGACACATTGGTTTTCCCACACCAGACATTCTTATTTTAGGTCCATCCTGTTTACGGCTAAATTGTCTTTCTAATGCGTGACCACACATTTCTTTAAATTCTTCAACGAGATTAGGGGGGATGCCTTTTGACTCCCCCCTTGATGCCGCTTCTAAAAAGAATTGAACTCTTTGTAGAAGAGTATCAGACACTAAGCTGCGCTCTCTAATTCCTTGGCAACGTCTAAGTCTTCTTTAAGTAAAACGTTTTCCTTTCTCTCGTTGTGATCTTTTAGAACACGTTCATTCCAACCTTTTATATCTTCCATAAACTCATTTAAAATTGTTATATCTGTTTCAGATACTTTTACAGTTTGTGGTTTCTCAAAGATTGGCGTGTAATAAATCACTGAACCATTGACATTACGTTTAGTAGACATCTTTGCTTTCTGACTAAACATAATTTTATTACTTGGTATCTCCCTAATAAAGTTTGCTACTGGCATGAAAGCAGAACCACGAGCAGACCAAATGAAAGGTGTATCAGCCAAATCAATTGTTTCTTTATCTAAGCTTTCACCAGTTCCTTTAGTAACCATACCATACACTACTTGTGTGCATTTAATGTTTTTCTGTCTGGCGTGTTCAATGGAGTTAGCAGGTAATGAAGCTATTTCATCCTTACCTAATTTACCACACCTGTCGCCACCTGCTGTATCAGGAAAGTCATCACTCAAAGATGGTTGTAACACAGTCCGTACTGAGTCCTCTGGTCTTTCATTGCTATAAAAGTCATACCCATAATATCTTACAAAAAGCCTTACTTCAATATTCTTTGAATACAAAGCTTTACCATTCATTTTAAAACGGTAAGACCCTTTTGGTAAAACATCACCACTGGTGTTTTCATTCTGTTGTTCTATGGCTAATCTTGGGTAGCCCATAGTTGCATTGCTGTTTGATGTGTCTGCTTGTCCAATCATCTCAGCAATTTTTGCCATGTTGTCATCAATGTCTTTTTGTTGTATCTTTGCTATATCATTCATTGGTTTTATATCTCCTGTAAGTTTAACCAATCATGCCCAATTTTTAGTTCGATGTCTATGGGCATATCGAACACTATATTGTAACGTGTTTTACATTCTTTAGATATACATAACATACTCTCCTTCATTAAGTCAATCATTTCTTCTTTCTCTTGAGGGTGTACATCCATAACAAGAGAGTCATGCACTGTGTTAATTAGCAAACTTTTAATACCCTTATCTTTTAATTCTCTAAGATGTTTATGTAACTTAATTAGAGCCAAGGGCAATAGGTCTGCTGTAGCAAAACCCTGAACAGGATAGTTCTTAATTGCAGTGGCATTTGTTGCTGTTCCTTTTGATGTGAACTTTGCAAACTTAAATGCATACTCCCTACCAGAGGGTAAAACCACTTTTTTAGTGCTGACTGCTTCATTTTGCAAATCCTCATGCCACTTGGTTATTCCTGAATACTTATCTTTAAACGCAGAGTAGTATTTCATTTGTTTATCTGTGCCAAGAATACCACCATACAAAGGTTTAAAAGTATGTGATTTTGCTTCTTGCCTTGACACACCCATGATGGATGCAGTGTAACTATGCACATCAAATCCCTCTTTAACTTCTTTATAAATAGTTTTATCTTTAGATAAAAAACCTGCCACACGAAACTCTAGCTGTGAGTAATCACCTTCAAGTATGTAGCCCCCATCAAATCTTGACACTATAGCCTCTCTTGCAGGAAAGGTATTACCACGAGGCATATTTTGAAAGTTAGGTTTACTAGATGATAGCCTACCTGTAGCAGTTATGCATTGATTAAACTGTGGATGTATGTAACTGTTTTCATCTTGAAACTTGTCCA